TCAAAACAACCCTGCCGGTTCTGCATCCACATCCCAGCTGAAGATCAGCACTTCTTTGGCGTCTGAGCCTTTGCCGCCGCCGACGGTGTAGCGGATGTCGGTAGTTTCGATGTGGTAGTCCGCGAAGATCCGGCGGATGTCTGGGTGGTCGTTGAGGCTGATGATGGCCTTGCCTTTCAGCTTGGTCAGCATGCACGCCATTTCCTCGTATTGCTCTATGCCAAAGGGTACCCCATATCCTTCTGTCTGCCAGTAGGGCGGGTCCATATAGAACAGAGTGTGCGGTCGATCGTATCGCTCGATGCAGTCTTGCCAGCTTAGGTGCTCTATAAAGGTACTGGCCAACCGTAAGTGAGCAGCTGAAAGCGACTCTTCCAAGCGCAGCAGGTTTAAGCCTGGTGGGGTAGTGGTTGCTGTGCCAAATGTTTGGCCTTCAATGCGAGCACCAAAGGCATTCTGTTGTAGATAGTAGAAGCGTGCGGCGCGCTGGATATCAGTGAGCGTTTCTGGCCTGGTCATCTTGAGCCACTCAAACACTTGACGACTTGAGAGCGCCCACTTGAACTGCCTTACAAATTCCTCCAGGTGGTTTTGAACCACACGGTATAGGTTCACTAGGTCGCCGTTGACGTCATTCAACACCTCGACATCGGCTGGAGAGGGGCGCAGGAAGAACAGCGCGGCTCCTCCTGCGAAGGGCTCTACATAGCACTGATGAGGCGGCATGAGCGGAAATATCCGGTCAGCGAGTCGGCGTTTGCCGCCCATCCAGGGAATGATTGGGGTAGCCACGAGGCATCTCCTTTGGTGGTTTGGAGCTCGTGGCTCTCTGTTGGTTTAAGTGCCTGCAACGCGGGCACTTTATTTCAATGAACTGGTAGTCGCTGACGTTTGCCAGCTTGCGGTTGCACTGTTTACAACGGATTTCGATTAACACCATGTCAAGCCTATAACGAATCTAACGTTTGGCTTAGACTACCCGTGCCTCGCGCGAGGTAGGGGAGTCTTGGCCGACTTGCAGGCTTGATCTGCTTGTTGGTGGCCGCCTTCGGTGTTACAGCACCTTGGGTGGCCACTCCTCTTCTGCTACATTAGCTCTGTACGGCCCCCATCGGGGGATGATCGTGAGTGATCACTGTGTCATTGGCAGTTGAAAGTGACGGCCCCCGCTCAGGGGGATTTTAGCTCAGGGATGTGAGCATCATAGGCCGCTTGCTCCTATAAACAGAGCATCCACGTCTACTGACGTTAGCCCTAGCGCGCCGCCGATGGCTAAGAGCTGGGGGTTGTTGCGCTCCCAAACGCTTGCTTTGTCCAACCAGTTACGCGCCAGCTTGCGCTCTACGGGGTCGGTGATGCCGTTGATGGCGGAATCGACCTGTTCATCTAATCCGCTGCGGATGAGCTGCTCCATGCCCTGGCGGCTTGAAACGGACTCAGGTACTGACAGTACGCTTTCTGCGAGCATGCCGAATGCGAAAGGGGGCGTGTACGTTGCTTTGCCACCTTCGCCGTCATCTACTTCTCGTGGGCTTGTGTCGTAGACTGATTCGTAGAGGGCTAACGCGTCGGAATCTGCCTGGATTTGTGCGTAAACGCGGTCAGCGGTGCCTGTGCCGGTATATTGCGCTTCGGCAAGAACCGTGACGTGTGGCCGCCATTCGCCTAGTTGGCCAATAGCCATGCGCACGTAGTGCAATCGGTCTCCAGCGAAGTTGATAACGTGCGGGTCGGTAAGATCTGGATTGCCATCTTCGTCCCTGAGTGAGCTAGGAAGGTCGGTGACAGCGGGTAGATATATGATAGCGTCGATCATTGTTGCGTCACCTCAATAGCTTCTGATTGAGACATCGGGGTAGGCACGTAATATAGGTACTCGGTCTCCATGTAATCCACCAATATCGAGCTGCCCGGGCCAAAACGATTCAATGCAAGCGGTGCTTGTATGCTGTTTTTTACATTAAAAACATCACCGTTTGCACAAACAAACCATTGACCATTATCCTGCCACGACAGAACTAGCGTTAGCTCATCGGGCATGCCTCCTTTGCTTACAAATTCATTCTGCTGAACACCGCCGCTTAATATGTAAAAGCTGTACGCGCCCGATGAGCGCCTGATAACATAAATTCTGTTATCGCTAGTACCATCATCAAACTGAAACAGTCGCCCAAAATCTGATACTGAATCAGGCTTTATGTTTTGCGCCTTGAAGATGATACTTCCCTGTCTTGGATTGACCGCGCTTCCAAAATTGATAGTCTCGCTTCTCGCTGAGCGAGCTTCTGATATAGCTCCCTGTACTGGGATGTACGGAGACCTAATTGGACCTGCTTCTACTTGTTGCGCTTCAACAACAATCACAATATCTGGCGCATTATTGTCTATTCGCCTGATGATTCGAGCGTCCCCACTGCCATCCAAGACAGTCTCTGTTCGTTGTATCCAGCCCCATTTATTTTCGGGCGGCGGATCAACGAATTCTCGAAACGGACTAGCTCCTCCCATGCTGGCAACTAACGTGCTGTCATCCCAGCCCTCTAATATTTTTATTCGTGCTGAAATAGTCCATAAGCCGTCACTTGCTAGGCTAGATGGAAACGCAACGGCTGCCTCTGTCTGCGTCGGCAAGCGCACAGTGGCTCTCGAAATTCCGTTAACGATTTCAATTGACTCAATTAACGCCCCCGATGTTAGATTCCAGTTATCTGGATCGTTTGAGTACGCCGCTGTATTTGTAGATGCATCACCAGAAACCTTGCCGACCGCTGTTCCGTCGCGCCACTGACGAGCAATTTTCCCCGCCGGAACAGCTTGTAAGTTTCCATCTACGCCCTCAACGTATATATCCGTTATCGAATCAATAGTCCCAATCTCAGTAAAGTCTGTTGTCTCAAACCGCTCGCCATCATCTTTCCAGTAGCGGCCTTCGACGAAGTCCAAGCCCAACGTCGCGTCTCGCTTAAACTGCTCCAGCAGGTTAACTTTGTACGCCTCCGCGACTGCCTCAACATAACGTTTAGCATCCTCAGCCCGATCCGCATTCGCAGCCGCTGCGTCGATTTTTGCAGCGTATTTGGCAGTGTATCCAGCCATTGCTACGGCTTGGCGCAGGCATGGGATAAAGCGCGATGTATACCCGAGGCCATCAAGCCCAGTTTCGGGATCGGCATCGTCTGTGTATGTTTTGCCATCACCACCGAGTGCGACGGGGAACGTTACTGAGTTTGTCATTTACAGGATCTCCAGTAGTGACATGGCGTGCTCGTAATTGCCGTGATACGGGTGTGTGATGCCGTTTAGCTCGGTCTGTTGCGCCACCATGGCGCGTGCGAAGTTGACCGGGCTAGGCACAGGCGACCAGAGGTAAATAATTTCTCCGACGATGTCTTGCGTGCGTTGCAACCGGTGAAGGCGCAGGAATGCCTCGTCTTCGGTCAGAAGCGGAAGATTAAAGTTGACTGTTCTTTTTGGCGTTACTCGGCGGGCGTAGCCTGTGCGTTTTGAGTCGCCTGCTCGGGTGATTTGAGTGCCGGAGTCGTAGCCGTGAGCAACGCTGTGGTCGAGGTTTTTGATCGGCTGCCAGACGTCGGCGGGCATCACGCGGCCGAGCATGATCGCCCCGTCCGGGTTGGCAGTATCGAGCAGCTCAACATGCAGGCTTCTGCCCAGCACTCGCTCATCGAATAGCGCCGTCATCAGAGGCGTGTACTTCTTCCGATCGTCTTCTGATAGACGACGGTTCCAAAAATTGTCGTTGCCCCATATCACGTCATCTAGCCCGTACAGCACGGGCCAGACGTTTTGCCAGCCTGTGTTATAGATGAGGTCGGTCTGCGCGGCATCGCGGTAGGCGCGCACTCTAACCGTCGCAGTCGCGCTGAGGTTATGGGCGTAAATAGCAAGCACTTGTAGCCGCTCGCGCTTCGGCAGCGTGATTGAAAACTGGGTGTCGGCAGGGACGAGCGAGGCTGACTTGGCGACGACAGAAGTGCGGTCATCCTGAATTTTTTCCAGTGGCAGCGTGGGCACCCATGCGCCACCGCTGACAACAGCGTCATCGATGTAGTTGGGCCAGCACAGCGCGATTTTTTTCGGATCAAGTGCCATATCAGCCCCACAGGTTGAGTGTTAGTTCATCGGTTTCAGCGTTGAGCCGGTAGCCCGTCACGCGCATCGCTCGCCCTGCGCCGTAGCCCTGCCGTGGCGTGATCAGCGTGAGATTGCCGCCCACTGCGGGAAGCGGGGATTCCAAGGCTTCGACGGTGACGGTATCGCGGCGGACGCTGAGCAGATCTAGCACGCGGTCGGCAACTGTCTGGCTCTGCGAGTAACTGGCTAACACACTGTTGATCGTGATCTCACCGGCGAGAGGGTGGCGGTCACGCACGGCCTGGTCGGTGGCAACCACGCGGCGTGTTTGCTTGGCTAGACGCGCCCGGCGGGCGTCGGAAACGTTGCTTTCAAGATCCGGCTGTACGGTTTCTATGCGGTCGCAGTCGATAGTGACGCGCCACACAGGCAGGCCGTTATCACCGGCACCTGTGGCGCTGCGGCTCACGGTTTGAATGGCATAGTCACGAATGGCGTCTTCGGTGGGTTCCGGCGCTTCCCAGATGCCCAAGCGCAGTACCTGGTCAGCTTGCACGGCCAGCCAACCACCAATGCTTTCTGCGATGCGGTCGAGCAGCGCCAAGGTGTCGGTTTCGGTTGTGATATAGAAACGCACCGCACCGTAGGCGTTGAGTGCTGTTATATCGCTGGCATGCAGTGTGTAGCCGCGTGCCGTGGCTAACGCCTGAGCAACCGCACCGGCACGTGGGTCGGATTGTTCGGCATCGACAGTTAGCGTGCCCGACGCGCTATCACCCAAGCGGAGATAGCCCTGCCAAGCGCGGAACTCTCCCGGCTCCGGTGCGGTGCTTTGCAGCTCTGCCAGGCTTGTGTACGCGCCGCCGTTGTTGAGCGCGACGCCTCGGTCATAGACAGCTGTGACGGTGCAGTCTGCAAGCGACGATACCTGGTAGATCCGCTTTGCTGTGTTGACCTGAATGGGCGTGGCATTAGGCGCTTCGCCAAGCACGAGCGGCTTGGGCTCGCCCGCGATGTCGTCCTGGGTGCCTTCCAAGCCGTCAGGCAGCACGTTATCGCCCTCATAAACCTCCATTGGGTGCGGCGAACGCAGTGGCTCCAGCGGGTCACGCAGTACCACGGAGACTTCATCTTCAGAATACGCCAGGCGTGCGACAGTGCCGATGACCTGGGGAACGTCATCAAATGCCAGCACCATCTCACGGCCATCGACGGCGTAGTCGGCCAAATAATCAAGCCCGCCGTCAGTATTAATCAGCGTCGTCTCACCGTAGCCAGAGCGACTCTGGCTTAGCAGCTGGCCCGCGTAGAGGCCTGCTTCGTATAATCCGGGCTGCTGAATACGTGGGTCGTAAAAATTATCTTCCGCATCCAAATAAATGCCGAGGCTGAAACGAAGCGTTTGCGGCTGGCTCTCTTCGTCAAGCGCTTGAATGGTCAGCGTCCACGTTTTCATCGTTTGGCCACCTGCATTCGCTTATCCTCTTCGAGCTTTTTCAGCATCTTGTTGCCGCGCTCGATTGCGCCGATCTGGCCTTTTGCCGCCGCTCCGCGCTGGTTGTTGGCAGCGGCCAAATGCTTGTTGCTTTCGCCCTGTAGCTTGGCGTTTTCCTTTCTCAGTTCAGCGACTTCGCGTTTAAGATCGCGTAGCAGGTCAGCCACGTCGTTTTTACCCAACAGCGGGAAACTTGGTAGAGCAGGTAGCTCTGCACGCACACCCAGAGACCCGTTGCTGTGGCGTGTCAGCGGCATAATGGCTTCAGGGCCCGCTTCGCCCATCAGGCCCATGTTGAAGAGTGTTGGCGACGATACGACCTGATTTGTGAAGGCACCGCCGTTTGCAAATGCCTGAACTCCGGAAGAGAATGTGCCACCGAGCGCGAAGCCTTGAACTCCCAGTGATTTGAATTGATTACGCCACGCACTGGCGAGAGCGTTAATGCCACTGAGCGAGTGCCCCCAGCCAATCGCAACGCGAAGACCATTTGAGTTAAACTCGTTACGCATTTCTTTAGCTGCGTGGTAACCAAACGACCTAACAGCGGCCACGTCTTGGTGGTACGACATCGACACCCGTAGGCCCCAATTCGGGTTACCGGCACGCTTGAAAAAATCAGCAATTGAGCGATTCGATATCGCTGAACTGTTCGCCTTGCTCTCTACGCCAGTTAGCTTTCCAACTGTGGCGTTTGCCGCATCGCGCACCGACGTTTCTGACGCTCTGCTCGACATCACACTGCGCAGCTGAGCGATAGCATCGCTGAGGCTAATCATTGAGCCGTTTAAATCGACGAGCTGGCTAGTTGATTCAGTCATCTCTCTGACTAACCCATTGAGCCGTGCTAGCTGATTCTGAGCGCGTTCTGCAAGCGGCTTAGTGTTGTCGTCAATATCCTTTAAGTGGTCTAGATCGGTACGCCCAAACGCCACGTCTGCTAGCAGCTGCAACCGCTGGGTGCCGCTAGCGGCGTTGATCACGGCCCATTCATCCGTTGTTAGATTCAACCCGCCGCTTGTTTTGAGGGTTTTGACGACAGTCTCAGACTGCGTATCAATCAACCGGCGTTCATCACGCGATAGCTGTCCATCGGCGAGCGCGGCTTTAATCGTGGTTGTGAGCTGATTGGTTTTGCTGAGCGCTAGTTTTTTAGCGTTATCGTCGATGCTTGACGCCATCACGCCCTGAATCGTTGCTGTCAGGGTGTTACTGCTATTCAGCGCCATAGCCTTGGCATCTTCATCGGTTAACCGATGCTCAAGGCCACGCACAAAAGTGCGAATCGTGTTTGTGCTGTTCAGCGCCATGTTCATCGCAGCGGCAGAGCTGTCGCTGGCGATGATGGTGTGTACCGTTGTCGCGATATCGTTGTATGCGTTCAACGCCAGTGCTTTTGCGTCTGCACTGATAGTTGACGACAGCAGCGCGTTAACGTCGGTGGCAATGGAATTGGTCTGGTTCAGCGCCAGTGCGCGGGTATCCGCCGTAATACGCGGCGACTGAACAGCATCAATCGTTGCGATCAGCGTATTGCCGTTAAGCAGCGCTAGTTTTCGCGTTTCTTTTGACACATCGCTGCCGAGGGTTAGATCGATGGTGCTGCTCAGCGTGTTAGTCGTGTTCAGCGCCAGGCGCTTATCTGTCCATGTGAGTTCGCTCCCCAGCAACTGATCAACCGTACTCACCAGGTTGTTGCTGACATTAAGCGCCAGGGCGCGGTCGTCTTGATCAAGCTCGTTCGTGCCGATCAAGTAGTTGATAGTGGAGTCCAGGCGATGCGCCTGGCTGCCAAGCACGGTACGCAGGTCTTCGGGCAGGTCGTTGCTGCCCACTGCGAAGTCGATCAGGGTGCCGATCGTGTACTGGCTGGCAAAAACAGCGCGCTCGATCTCGTCGGCAAGGCTCAGTTTGATCATGTCATCGAATGACGTTATGACTTCGCCGAGCTTATCTGTGATCTCTTTTGCTAAAAACTCTTCAGCGCTCAGCGCTTTCGGCAAACCCTTCAGCGCATTGATAACGTCTGATTCAACCCGCTGGCCAGCGCTTGAACTGGCGTTATAGGCGTCGTTGGCTTGCAGCACACGATCCGCGTATTGCGTGATGCCCTGGAGCGCGCTGCGGTCGCCGTTCTCAGCGAGCACTAGCTGGCGTGCCAGTTGTTCCTGGGCGTTAGCCAAGTTCATCTCAGGCGTGCCGGATGTGGCGTTCTGCTGATCAATCCAGCCGTTGATATTGCCCATTGCGCCGGAGAGTTCGCCGCGTACGCGCTCCAGCTCTGAGACGTAGTTGCGTGAGGCTTCACGCGCCTGCTGCTGGGCTTTGGCTTCATCTTGCAGCGCCCACAGACGTTCCTGGAAGGGACGCAGCGAGTCATCAATGGTTTGCAGCTCGCGTTCGCGCTGCATGGCCAGCGCCTGCTCGCCATCACCCAGCAGTTCTAGGTAGTTGATCTGTAGATCAAAGGATTGTTGATCAAACCGCTGATAGGACTGCTGGACCTGCTGTTTTGCAGACTGAACCGCTTGCTCTGCTGTTCGAATGGCGTCCGCGTATGCTTGGGCCGCGTCGCGGGCAGCCGCCGCTGCATCGCGCTGATCTTGAGCTGCCTGACGCTCCCTTTCGCGCCGATCTTCTGCGGCTTTCTCCTCTGCCCAGACCATCTGTTGCAGGGCACGATTGGACTCATCCAGTGCTTCGAGATCGAGCTGCCGAAGCGCGTTGGTGTCGCCCTGTGCTTGTAACAGTTCACGCTCTAGTTGGGCGCGTTCCTGGAGGATGTCACTTGTACTTCTAACCGCGTCTCCAACTTCACTAACGGCAGGGGTCAGCTGTGCAAATGCCCCCTCCAACTGCATCAGAGCAGCGGCGTTCTGTACCCCAGCAGTTGTGTTTAGGTTCTGAGCCTCCATCAGCTCTCTAAAGCCATCGCGCGTTTTGGGTAATTCAAACCCCAGCTCTTGCATGCTGCGCGTCAGTTCTTCGCGATGCATAGCCTCGCGTTCTGCCGCCGTAAAGTAGTTCTGGAAGTAGCTGTTGCTCATGTTGTTGAGCGATTCCATGCCACCGACAGCTTCCTGCATCGACCACGCGTAATGGATGGCACCGCCTGCTGTGTCATCAAACTGGAGGTTCAGGCGCTGTGCGCTATTTCCGAGCAGCACGGTGGCGTTGATCGCTTGGGTGAGGCTCGCTGCAGTGCCCTGAATATCGCCAGTATTCGCTTCAAGATGCCCGACCACATCGCTCTGAATCTGCGCGTTGAGCGATTGGGTGATGCGCTCAAGATTGAGAACCGACACAAAGGCGTTAGCCATCTGCTCAGGGTCAGCGATCGCGGCGATGGCCTTTTCTACATAAGCGCCGGAACCGTCGATAATTTCACGCAGGCGAGCATCAAATAGCCCTTCAGGGCCAGAGTACGCAAAACCGTCTACGCTCTCTTTCATCGCATGTAAGCGATCAGGGATGGCGGCAGCAGCTAGGACGTTATCAAAGTCCGCAATGCTGTTCATAAGCTCTTGCAGTTCGTCTTGCTGATCCATCTTGAAGTCACTAAAGGACGTAACTCCAAAGTCGCCAAGCGCGCCTTGTCGGTCGCCAAATACGCCGTAATTGCCGCCCTGTTTAAAGTCAAAGTCGAAGGTCTTTTTGCTAGAACCAAACAGCGAATCGACAACGCCACCCAGTGCACCGCCAATGGCCGCACCCAGTCCAGGTATCGGAATCAACGCCTGGCCCAGTGCCGCGCCGCCCATTGCGCCATAGTTGGAATTAGCATTCTTGCCAAAAACGGCGCTGCCGATGGCTGTGCCTGCATAACCACCAGCAAGCCCGCCACCGATGCCAAGAGCTGCATTGCCGAGGCCGCTCGCCGCAAATGACTTAAAGCCAGCGCGTAGGCCGCCTTCGGTTTGAACAGCTAGCTCGCTGCCGAAGGTACCTGCGTATGTAGAGCCGGTGCCTTGGAAAGCGCGGTAAGCGTTAGCGATCGCGCCGCTACCGTTCATCATTCCGCTGAGCGATGGCATGCCGCCGAAAGATTGAGAGCCTCCAGCTGGCTGACCACCAGCGCTTGAACTGCCACCAAAGCCCATGCTAGTGGCCAACTGCACAGTGATTGGTCGACTGAAGGTCATCTGAGCCATTTCAGCCAGTGTTTGATTTAAACCGCGTTTCATGACCTCGCCAGCGTTCAAGCTGCCGTCTATGGCGCCTTCCCAAAGGTCTCCAAAACCATCATCTAAACGGCGCAGGCCGTTCAAGCGTACTTCGTCCCAGGCGCCTTCCATGGTGAAGGCGGCTTTAACGGTTTTATCGGCAAGGTCGTCGGTATCGTTCTGGGCTTCAATATACTGCTGTTGGAGCAAGCCTATCGCTTGGATGTTCTGGCCGATATTGCCGGTGCCCATCGCCATGGCCAGCGTTAGCGTTTGCATGTCTCGCGCTAGCTGGACGGTTTCGCGGCGGCCTGGGATCAGTCGGTTGTAGAGGTCTTCCAGCGCGTCGGCTTGTGCTTCGGTGGATTTGGCAAGCTCTTTGGCTTTGTCCGCAGCCGCTTTGCTGGCATCACCTACATTGGTAATAGTTGGCTCAACTTCGCGGTTGCGTTCGCCGAGCGTACCAAGGCGGTCCTCAACCAGAGCGATAGCGGCCTCTACATTCGCTATCTCTTGTTTGGTTTCGCGGCTGGTCTCTCCAATTTCAGTGAACGCTTCATTTTGACGTAACAGCTCTTCGCCGCTGTAGCCCAGAAAGCCGCCAGTAGTGGGAGTCACATCATCCTTTTGAACTTCCTGAATGGTTTCATTAGTGACTTCAGCCAGGGCCTTTAGCTGTGCAAGCTGACCCACCAACGATGTTAGCGTTAGCTGGGCAGCGGCTTGGCTCATATTATCGAGCCCATTAGTAAGCCTGTTGACCGCAGTGGTATTAGCGTCGATTTTGGGAACGGTAAGCCCTAGTTCGTCTCGGAAGTAGTAGATGGCACCAGCAGCGATGACCGCAGCACCTACAGGGCCACCGACCAGGGCCAATGCCCCAGCAGCTGCTCGACCCGATGCGGCCAGTAGAGAATTTGCGGTTGTGGCGGCTCTTGCTGCAGAGATGTAGCCGCCCATAGCAGCGGTAGCAACTGTATCAGCCCGCGCTTTCTCGACACTCGCCGCTGTCGCCAGTCGCTTAGCAGAAACTTCAGCCGCTTCTGCTTGAGTGAGGCGCGCATTGGCCGCCGTTAATTGGTTGGTAATAGCTGTTTCAGAGGCGCGAATTTCGGCTAGACGTGTATGCGATAGCATTCTGCCAGTAGCACTGATCTGTGCCTGCAAGCGTTGCGTCTCTAGCGCACGTTCCGCTGCTAAAGCGGCTTGAGTAGATACCAGGCGCTGAGCATCTTGGGCAATCGCTGCACGGTCGGCGGCTGCTCGCTGAGCAGCCAATTGAGCTGTCGAGGCGTTAGCCGACTGCTCAGCGGCAGTGCGCCTAGCGATCGTTGCGATACGGCCCTGTTCCTGAGCGTCTGCCAGCGCACTTTGGCGCATATCCGCAATCGCGGCAGTGGTTTTAGCGGCCAAGGCGGTGGTGGCTGTTGCTAACGCACCGGTATAGCGACCAGCAAGTAGAACCGCGCCCACTTGGGCAACCGTCACCAACTCATCCAGATGTTCTGAGACAGTTACAACACTGCCGCCTAACGTATCAACCGCTGTTGTCACTTCTCCACTGGTGCCGATCCACTGCATTAGGTTAGTGCGTGCTACTTCCAAGTTTTGGCTGAATGTAGCAATGGTTTTAGCGAAGTCTTGATCAATCGTATCGCTTGCCCGTTGTAAGGCGTTGACCACGATTTCAGCGGTAATACCGCCTTCCGACGCAAACTCTCGCAGCTCACCAATCGTCATATTGAGCGATTCGGCAATCGCTCGCATGATGCCAGGCGCTTGTTCAGCAACACTGTTAAATTCATCACCACGAAGTGCGCCAGCGGCTAGACCTTGAGACAGCTGGGTAATGGCCGCTGTAGCTTCCTGCACTGTCGCGCCATTAGTGGCGAAGCTTTTATTGATAGATGTGGTGAGACCTAGCAGATCCTTTTGGGTGAGATTTAGCTCAGTCGTTGAGCGAGCAAGTCGAGCATACAGATTCGCGCTAGCGGCATAGCTAGAACGGGTCTCACGGGCAATGTCGACCAGTTCCCCCTGGATCGCTGACAACTCTGCGGATGTGCCAGTGACCTGGCGTAACTGGTTCTCAGCGTTCGTCCATGCGTCTGAGTACCCAATCACTTCACGCACGCTAATGGCACCGCCCAGGGCCAGCAGTGTGTTGCGGGCAGCACGGCCCACCTGGTTCATTTCATTCAGTTGGTTATTGACAGTGCCTACACTTCGCTCAGTGCGCTGGAAGGCGCTTGTAGCACGTGCGTTGTCTCTAACGCTGACGTCCCCAAACTCACGCACTTCACCCTGCGCATTGCGCAGGGTGCCCGAGAGCTGCTTGCCATCGCCGGTGAGCTTGACGCTAAGCGTTAGATTGTTGTTCAAAGCTAGGCCTTCTAACGGTTAGTTGCGGGGTTGGTTCATAACGCTGAGCGCGCCTAGTTCGATCAGTTGCACTTGATCAAGCCGCTCAAGTTGCTGTTCTGGGGGGAGCTGGTAGAGGCTGATAACGCTGACTACTGCTTGCACATCTAGCGCCTCGCGTTTGCCTTCCATGCCCCTGAATAGCCACTGTCGGCAGCAGCGCAGAAATATTTGCAAGGCGTCCCAGTTTTCTGGCAGTACCGCGAACTGATCCGGCTCGGCTGCCGCTTTCTCGGCTTCTTCGGCTAGCTCTCCGCCGAGGGTGATGCCCAATGCAGCCAGGTCATCCTTGACCAAGTTGGGCTGAGCCGTATTGGCCTCAGCCCAGTGTTTGCCAGCGTCTACTAGATTCGCCCACGGTTCTTTTTTGTGACGGACTCTTGATAGGCACTGATCAGTGCGACGCTGATGGCAGGATCGTTCTTGGCGGCATGCAGCTGCTCCTCGCCTTCAAGGACTTTGCCATCGTTGTCTTTCAGAGCGATCTTGCTGACACCCATCAACACCTCGTCGAGTAGCAGCGTGTCTTCGGGCAATTCGCGGCTCTTATCCGACGGTAAAATCTTGAATGTCGCATAGAACTTGCCGGTATTTTCCTTGCCGTTTTCGTCATACACGGTGAGGTTGACGGGGTATTGATAGGTGCGGTTTACATTGACGGTATAAACATTGTCGGACACGGTATTTCTCCTGGTTAATTGAGTATGAAACGCTGGTTAACCGCCGCTTGGGCGGTGTTTAAGGAATAGGATTACCCACAACGACCACGACTTCGTCGTTGCCGTCGACAGGTTCGGGCATGTAGTTGATGGACAGCATCTGGATGCCGTCTTGATCCGAATACGTTGGCGACTCAATGCCCACTTCTTTCTGAATGATCTCGATTCTGTCTTCTGGTGTTTTTCCATGTACGAGCCTGAGCGGCCCGGTCTGCGCGTTTTGTGACAACTCGAAGTAATTCACGGCACCAACACCCGGATCTTCAATAGTCAACTGACCCGACGGTGAACGTCCGGTGATGTGGATATCGTTAGCACCAACGTTTTTGCTATGAACAACCTGACCTGACATGTCCAGCGAGAACTGGTTAAACGGTACGGTGGCACCCATGAATTCCAGCGGCTCAGTATTGAGCGAGTTAACGGCCAACGCGTCTCTCCAGTGGCTAAGCGTGACGTTAGGCAACTGTTCAGCTGTCACGGGGCTGATCAATGCGCTGAAGGTGAAACGGATCACTGGCATGTTTTCAGCGTTGACAGTGAATGCAGGGGTGCCCTGCGCACCACGACCTTTATGCAAGTTGCCATCAATATTGGCGAAGAAAACGCCGGAGTCCTCGTCCTCCGAAACCGGCGAATAGATCACGCGCTCGCCTGGCTCAATCACTTCACTCCAGCCACAGGCGCGCAGCAGCTTGCCCCATGGCGGCGGCGTGCCCAGCTCACCACTGGTGTTTAATTCCACTTCAACGACCGCTTCCACATGCTTTTCGCCGGGCGCTTGCGGCGAGTTGCCGTAGTAGGGGCGGACAAAAGTGCGGGCGATGTTGCTGCCCGATAACGGGGTGACGGAAATCTCGCGCATCAAGATGGCATCGGTGGCCGCTTCGGGCGTGGTGGTGCCATCGTTGTATTCTGATTCCAGGGCGAATCGCATTGCCCGACGGTTCGTTTTCATAGTCACGGGGAATTCTCCTCAAGTGGCCACCAGTATTCGGCGGTTAGCACGTCGGCCCAAAATAGGGCGTGGCTTTGTAGGGCCAATAGCTGGCCGCGCTGCCATTTCACGGGGATGTCGCAACTTGGCGGCATCCAGTTAATTAACTGCTCCAGGGCAGGCTGCCGAAGGCTCGCCAGTTCGTCTTCACCCGCTGTTGCTACCGGCCCTAACGGCTGGTTGCGGCGGCGAATACCAGTGACCAGCAGCACCTCGGTTTTTACGCGGTGGCGCGCCTGGTTGCTCATTGGCCCGTGGCTAACGGTTTCACGGCCTAGCACCAGCATCATGTTGGGTAGCTGCGTATTGCTTTTGGCGGCTTCTACATCCGCTGCCAGCAGCACGGTAGGCAACCCGTCGGTGGCGTTTAGCCGTTCAAGCCAGGGCGTGAGAGAGAGCATTACTTGGCCTCTTTCTCTTTGCTGGGTTGCGCGTCAGCGTTGGCCACTTCCTTCACCGGCGGTGGTGAATGCTCCATCACAATGGCCGGGTCGCGTGCTAGCGCTTTGTAGGCGCTGCCTCGGTCATCCAACGTCAGGTGCTTCCATTCGTTGGTGAGGATCACGCCGCACACCTGGCGCTTTACGCCGGGTGATTTTGTCTTCACCCGCACTGTTACGTCTTTGCGCGGCACCAGTTCTTTCTTCTCAGCGTCCTTATCAGCAGCTGCTTTAGTGGTCTGTTTGGCACTCATGGTCTGTGGTCTCCGATCGTTGTGGGGCTAGAAGCCACCGCCGTTGAATACTTGGCGGCCTGAGTTCATTTGCACGCTGCCCGCGCTGCTGCTTCCTTGGCCGGTCGAGATACCCAGGCGGACCTCGCCACGGGATACCGACTTGAGGAACTTCACCGCGTCGTCGTAGCGCTTCTGTACTTGGTCGGTAGCGTGTTCGTCGTAGAGTCGGTAACGGGCGATATCGCATGCATACGCGGTCACAATGCGGGGCACTGGCGACAGCGGCACGGGGTAGCCCGCTGCACTCACATAACCGTCGATCTCGCCGCTTGCGTCATCACATGCCCGCTCAACAACAGCGGTATCGATTGCGGTGCCCGATTCATCGCGGGCGATGGCGAGCAGCTCGTTTTCACCAAACCGCTCGATGAGATCCGCTTGCGTGCAGTAGGGCATGGGTTAAACCTCTTCGCTTTCGGCTTCAGCCAGCGGTAAGGTGCAGTCTTCCACTTCCAGGGCTGGGTCAGCGCGCAGCTGCTGGAGCTGCTCTTCGCTGAGCAGTTCTAGCGCAATGCCCACACCTTCACGGTTGAAGCGGAAGCCTGCACGGCGGCGGCTTTTGATGCGCCGCTTGGTGCGCACGAAAACGCCTGGCGTTTCCTCCATCGGCGGCAGCGCCTTGCCGGTGCCATCGCCCGTGACGGTGTCACCCTGGATCTCGGTAGGCGTGCTATCTGTCGAGATCTGCTCAGCGTCCGGTGTTACGGCATCGTTGGGCGTGGGAGTTTCCGACACCTTCTCAGGCGTTGGCTCGGTCGCCTTTGCGTCCGCTTGGCTTTCCTGCTCAGCGTTGGGCGCTTCCGCTTTCGTCGGGGCTGCCTGTTTAGCCTTCGGCGCGGTGGTTTTACGTGTTGCCATGGTGGTGCTCTCCGTTGCGCAGTGCCCGCAAGAGCAGGCACTGCGGTAGGCGGTTTAACGTGCCGTTAAGCGCTGGTTAACCAGGGGTTCAACACCAGCGTCGAGGTGTTGGCCCACTTGTTGGTTTCACCGCCTGCTGCGAGTTGGCTTTGCAACACGGCACGGGCAGCGCCTTCCATGGAGTTAGGCACCATGGTGTGCGAGTGACGCAGTGCCAGCGGGCGTTCGTAGTCGCCTTTCAGCTTCGTCAGTGCCTGGCGTGCTTCTTCGTAGTTCTCGGCGTTAAACGGCTTGCGAGAACGCACGGCGAGCTGCCAAAGGCCGGCCCCGCCATTCACGCGGGCATCTGCGCCGAACAGGAACTTGTCGGTCATAAACACTTGCGTGTCGTTGAGATCGGTAATGGAGCGGAAGTTGTAATCACGGCGCTTCTGGAACATGACCGCTTTGATCACACGGGTGTTGTCCATCACGTACCAGGCGTCGCCTGTGCCGCCCATGTCGTTACTGACCGAGATCTCTTTGCCCGACTTATCCAGCACCGGGTGGTCGGTATCAAACAGCGGCTGGCCGTCGTAGCACTCGGGGTTTTGCTCCAGCACTTCCACGGCGAGTTCATTGGGGTGCTCACGTGAGCTACGGCCAAACTCTTGGAAGATGGGTGACCACAGACCGTAGGTGTCGTCTTCTACGGAATCCCGTGGCACGCCTTCGGTCAGCTCGAACTTGCGGTTCTTGATGCTGAACGCCGCGCCTTCCAGGCTGTGGATGACGCGATCGCCCAGCCATTCGCGCATGCGCGGTAGGCTCTTGAGGAACGGGTACACCTCCACGGCAGTGGTGCTTGGCACGGTGGTACAGAACAGCTCATAAAGCGCTGCCTGTTCCCCCATTGAGCTAAAGCCCTGCTGGAAGGCAGCGTTGTAGGCCTGGAACAGCACCTTCAAGTTGGCTTGGGTAAGATTCATGTAGGCAGTCCTTATTACGCGCTAGCGGCCACGCCGTTAGTCGGGTCGATGTTGACCCACACGCCAGCATCGTCGACGTCGTCGACAATGCCAGCGAGGGAGCGGGTGTCTGTGCCGTCGGTTTTAGCCACGGTCTGGTTATCGACGATGTAACAGACCTTGCCGATATCGGCGGCGGTGATCTCATCGGCACCGGCAGAGTTATCCAGGCGGAAGTTGCCGCGCTTCACTTCCACGACCTGGTCGCCATCGCCCCCGGCGGTGTTGTCCTGGTAGTGCTCAAACACTCCGGCAGCGGTCAGGCCGGTGGCGGTAGTGCCTGGCTCGGTAAAGCCATCGCCATTGATGACGGCGATAGTGCCCGCGAAGCACTCGGCAGCCGCCGCGACCAGATGGCCACGGGACAGCCCTAAGCGGTGCGGGGTGTTTCGGGTTTGGGTTGCAGCGGTCACGTGCGTGTCCTCTTGCGTGTTGAGTCGGGAGAGCGGTTACGCTGGGTTGGCGGCGCGGTACTGCTCGGGCGTTAGGTTCATCGTCTTGCACACCGCCAGCTCGGTCTCGTTTAGCTTGCCGTCGCCTTTGGTGTCTTTGCCCTCCGGCGGCTTGCCCTGGGTCTGGGTGGTTTTTAGTGCGGCGATGCTGGGCGCGCCTTCCAGGTGGGCTTTGCAGGCGGCAATGCCTTGCACACGAAGCCAGTCCGCCGTTGCTTGGCCGGGGATGCGGCCATCTTCCAGGCCTTCTTTGATGAGTGCGTCCAGCTCAGCGGTGTTGCTGTTCGCTTTTAGCGCGGCCAGTTGCTGAGTGGTTTCTTGGTACACGGCCACGGGCACGTACTGGCTCATATCGGGTGCGGCGGCAGTGCTTGAAGCTTTAAGGGCTGCCACGGCTTCAGCAGGTTGCGCATCGTCTTTTGCACCGAGTGCTTGGCGCAGCGCCTTAGCATCAGCGTCGCCTGCTTTTAGCGCGGCGATCGCGGTGTCGATCTGCTCATCGGTTGCTTCAGCGGCCAAGCCGAGGGTTTGAATCAGTTGCTCACGTTTCACGGTGTCGATCTCCTGGTCGTCATTGACGTCATGGGTAATCGCCATCCGAGCAGCGGCAAGCTGTGCCGCGCCCTCATCAATGGCTGGGGTGTTGGTTAACGCCAGGTGCAGTAGATCTAACGGCACGCCGTTGGCGTCATACGGGAATACGGGGGAGAGGTAGCGATAGGCTGGCGGCTCGCCATTGGGGCCTTCGGCAATTTGGGCACGGGCGGCAGCCGTCCAGGCCACCGCGCCGTACAAACCGTCGTCGCGCCATTCAAGCGAGCGGGGGTCGACCCAGCCAGCCGCTGGCGCGGGCTGGCCGTTCTTTTCGGCGTACAGGGTTTGGTGTTCGTAGTCGATGGCGATGTCGGTACTGCGCGCAGCCGCGAGGCTGATAATCGCCTGACCCTGTTCGGCAGAGAGGTTCCAGGGTCCTGAGCCTATTGCAGCCCCACGCGGTACGTGGAAGGTGCCAGCAGGCATCAGGCGCGTCTTGTCGTCAGTGAGCTGCACTCGGAGAGCGCAAGCAGCGACGCGGGGCTTTGTTTGAAGGCTGTGTGTAGTCATGCCCCCATGATCGGGGGCTTAGGGCAGGGCGTGGATTTAAAGCGCTTTAGGAGTTTTCTATATCGGGGCTATTGCTGCTGTGCCGGGTAGATATGGGTGATGGTTATATGCTTAGGCACCAGCGTTGCTTGGTTGAAATCACTTCGATAAGTAACCGTAGCATCAACATGTACAACAGGACGGAAAGCTATAGCATCCATATCGACACCATCAAAATAGAGCCTTAAGCGCTTATCACCTACCGCGCCTGGAAGAACACCCCACCAACCAGAATCAGTTTTATCGCGATCAAGCGCACGTATCTCAAGCGGCACGTTTTCATATTCAAATTCCCGCTCATCTGCATTTAAGTCAGCATCATAGGGGACTTCAGACAACGCTTCTGAAGATAGAGAAACTGGCGGTACACCTTCAATCCCAGGGGCTACCACAGTCGCACCTTGATGGCCTTCAACTGGACGCAGAACATCTCTCGCAGCCGAAAATAGTTGTTTGCGATTTCCTTCAGTCGCGACTTCGGCCAGCTCAATGACTTCTTCTGGCGTGATGCCGAGCTGTTCAGAGCTAATCTGTATAATCGTATTGTGATTAGCTTGGATAGATGGGCTGTCGTCTCCAGCAAAAGCTTTATAAAGCAGCATCAGGTGGCTAATGACTATCAGTACACCTATTCCTGCAATACCGACCTTAATGGCTTTACCCATGGGGTGATTCTCCAGGAATTCTCTGAAAGCCTGTTCTTGTTCTGGGCTGCCAAAGTAAACCTTCATTATGAAATCTTCTATCAGGCTGCCTGTCTCAAGCCTTTCAACTCTAAGTTCGTAGCCATTGATTTCGACTTGGGTCAGCTTCTCTAGCATTTCAGGAAAGCGTTTGGTCAGCTTTTCCAGTGCGAGCAGCGACGTGGCGATATCTTTGATTGCAATCGGCTCTTCCGTAGAAAAGTAGAGCCGCAGTGGAATTTCTGCGAAATATGTTTCTTGGCCGCTATCAGTATTGGTCACATGTTCCCCGCTGCATGTCCATTGGCGTTTATTTTTCTCAATGGGCACTATAGCCTTCTAATACCCTGGCGTTAAGCGCGCTTAATCAAAATCTAACGCGGGTCTAACGCGCCTCTGGCGCAAAAGTCAGGCCAACGTAGCGGGTAACGCCTTAGCGGCGCTTACAGGGGCGCGTTGCGGGATGGCGGTTAGAGGCTTAGGTGGTCGGCGAGGATGCCCAACACTTCGTCTTCATCGTCATCGGAGAGGCCGATAAACTCACGGCCTGGTATATCGCCCCAGAGGTGGGGGAACTCTGCTTTGGTACCGCCAAAGTTTTGCATAGCGGCGTAGATCATCAGGCTACCCCATTCGACGCCATCGCTTGAAGCGCTATAGCTAAACTGCTTGGCGAGCTGTTTGCTTTCGCCTTCCAGCACGCGATCATGGCCTTTGCGCTTTTCAGTGACGGGAGAGTTAGCGGCCCACGGCGTGCCGTCGGGGGCTTCTTTGTCCCTAAACCGCTGCTGAGTACGGTTGGTCATCTCTTCACCGATGCTCTTCATCGCCGCTGTCAGATCCTCACCTTTGTTGAGCAGCTCGGTAATGGCCCGCTCGACGACCTCTGTGTTGGCGTTGATGGTACCCATGATTCTCTCCTATACTGTTATTAAGCGCATGAGACCAATATTCGTCTGGTGTACCCTGCGAAAGCAGATGAGGTATCTGGGGATGACGAACCAGCTGTGCGCTTATCCCGCACTACCGTAGCCGCTGCATTTTTGCTCTTACGTTCCGCTCCGCCGCTTCATCGCTGACCACAAATAGCGTTAAAAAATAGTTCTTCTTGCGGTCCGCCGTACGTTTAAGCGCTGCCCTATAAAGGCGGTCGCCCAAGGCTAAATAAATCATTCGCCCTGGCTCTCCGTCGCGCTGATATACCTCGCCCTCATCTAATATCTGTTGTATCCGCCGGTAGTCCTCTAGCCCCACTTCGGGGTGGCTGACCTTGTGCGCCGTTAGGCTCTCTTGTGAGAGCAGCACAACGGGGCTTTCTGCCCCTAACACCTGGCGCTCTACGGGCGGTACCACCGCCACCGGATATTCACCGCGTACTTCGCTATTCCAAAAGCGGTTGAATAACGGCGCTTCGACTAACTGCGCAACGTTCTCTCTAGCGATCGTTGCATCAACGCTGTCCAGCCGATTCAACCTGGCAGCGATGGCACGCTCGGTCGCGGTTTGTCCTGGGGCGTAATCCCAGCCGGGTTGCAGGCCATTTGGCACTGTGATGACTTCGCCGGTGCTTTTATCGACGTGTTCATAGGTGCCGTCGTTGGGTGCGCTATCCGGGCTTTCCTTGCCCAGGCGTTTCAGGCCACGCTCGTTTAACGTCTCGACACCACAGTTACAGCCGAAGCCGTTGGGCGCGAAATGGGTTTGCCACCACGGATCGTCAGCGCGTAATACCAGGTTGTGCCACCGCTTGTGCTGAACACGAGGGTTCTCTACCGTGTTATGCACGTAACGCCAATAGGGGCGCAGGCGCACCACATCCGGGTCGGTCATCTGTGCCCAGCGGCCAGCGGCGTAGCTGGTATCGAGATTCGTCTTGTAGATAAGGCGGGTACGCCAGGCACGGCCTGCTTTTGAGCCTTCGCCTGTCCAGCCGGTCCACCCGCGTTTGGCAACGATCTCTTCAAACCGCTTTCGGAACTCACCGAGGCTTTGGCCTTTGCTGATCGCATCATCGACCGCGCCGCGAAGATCCGCCAGCAGGTCGGCTTTCGTAGCGCCCGCGACAACAAACGCCGCGTCGTTTTGGTCGCGGGTAATTTGTCCAGAGCGGGTGGTGGGCAGGTTCAGCTTGTTACGGAAGAACTCGGTTTGCTCTGCGAACGGGCGGTTGAACTGGGCGCTAATCGGCATTACCGGTTTCCTCATCGACCGTTGCACGGCCTGCAAGATCAGCGGCCTCAAACGCGGTGGCCATCACCTCTGCAAGCACTGATTCGTCAAGGTCATCGAAAGCGGCTGTGATCAGCTCTTGCAGCTGCTCTAAGCTTTCCGCTTGCTCGGCGAGCTGCTGCACTTGGTTAACCCAGCCGTCTACGATCGGCTGCGCCTGGTCGTCGAGCTGGCCGAGGGTGGCGTCGCGGTAGTAGCTGGGTTGTCCCGGCTGGGTAGGCGCTTGGCGTAGAGCCGCCAGTGGCTGGTTCGGTTGTGCCAAACGTAGAGCGCCAAAGGGGCTTGGCGCTGCCTTTGGCATAAGAACGTCTTCGCCTTTCTGCGCTTTCGGTATGCCACTTTTCTCATGCAGCCACCACAGCGGGATCTTCGCGCCCATGTCCACGAATGTAGGCAAGCTTTTAGAGAGGCGCTCAAGATCCTCGGTCTCACCTGTATCGAGAAAGAAGCGCGGGGCGCGGCTGGGCTTATCAATACCGAAGTTGAGCGCGGCCATGGGCCATATGATGTTTTTACCGATGCTGCCTGCGTACTGGCGCACGTCAGAACGTATCAGGCTGGTTTGCCCGCGTTCATGCACATTGCCCAGCGCATTTGTGTTCGTGCCCTCGCCGGTGCCGCTTGTCAGTGTACCGCCCAAGATCGCCTTGGCTTTGGCGCGCTCGCACCAGTTCATCATCGCTGTGTAGAGATTGGCAGACGCACCCTTACCAGCGGCTTCCATGAACTCAATGCCCATGCCGTCTGGGATTATCCCGGCGGCATTCTGGCCCAGCGTGACGACAGCGCGCAGCAATGTGGCTTTCTCTTTTTCGGTTGCGTTTTTGGGATATTTGCCGATACGAGCCGGTAGCCCGTAGATTTCTAGCAATTGCGCTAGGTCGCCTAACGCATAATTTTGGAATAAATATGGCCAAGCGAGCATGCGGTGCAGGCCCATGCGGGCGACGTAACCGGATTTGGCGCGGTGGCGGTGTTGAACCCAACCCAATGGCCATAGCTCCGCCCCGGTCGCGCTGTTATCGCGTAGCGTGATGCAGTTCTGGTCGTCTGGGTGAAGCCTGAACCAGCTATGGGGGCGCAGCGTGGGCTGCTCGATATAGCGCAGGGCACCGTCGCGGTTCCAGGTCAATTCGAGGTTTGCCCAGCCGTGGCCGATGCCGGTACCTAGATCAAGAATAAGATCTTCGACTTCCAGCGCGCTGAACACTTCAATGGCGTGTTCCGTGGCTTTCTTCTCGCGTGCGTCTGCACCGTCTGGCGGTACGATCTGCCATTCTAGCTCGGCGGCTAGCTGTCTCCGCTTGCCTAAGTCCGCGCCGATCTGGGCGTCCTTCTCTTCCATATCGTCGAACAGCTCGCTTTGCGCTTTGAGGTCGCCTTGCTCAGCAGCCTCAAGGATCTGGTACAACCGCGCAGGGGTTAGCCCCTTGGTGGGGTGCTCGGCAAACTCTCTTTTGAGCTGACCAATGCGGGCGTCGTTGGTCTGTTGCTCTTTCAGCGCAGGGCTATTCGTCTTGATCAAATTACGCCGATACTTCTTTGCTGGGCTTACCATGCGCCGCCTCCTGTGTTTTTAAAACCGCCAAAACTGTTCATGTCAATGTCGTCACTGTCGTCGTCCTGGCGGCTGCCAGGCAGGGGCGCGGGGGTGAATTCGATGGGGGCTACATCCATTAGGCTGGCGTAGTACGCCATGGCTAGCGCGATGGCGGCATCGCCGTGGCGGTCTTTGCTGTCGCCGGTTTTAGCATCGGGTAGTTTGGGAACGCCCTTGATCACCTGCAGGGCGCGCAGGTCATCCACCACGTGGCTATCGCGGGGCAGGCTGATCAGCTCATCTTCAAACGCCGCTTTGAATGGCGGCATATTGTTGAGGTACCAGCTCTGGGAAAGCATGACCACTTCCACAATGCTGCCATAGCGTTCAACGGCCTGCTCTGCCAGGTACTGGCCGTTGCCGCGACCGTCCAGCGCGCCACCCTGTAGGCGTGGCAGGCGGTCAACGATGAAGAACAGCACTTGCTCTTGCTGCTTGAACGGCACGTTGCGTAGCTCGACAAGGAACGGCACCTGGCGCACAAGCTGCTGAGTGATGGCCATGGGGGCAATCACGGTTAAATCGCCACTGCGGCCAAAGTCTTCACCGAAGCAGTGGGTTAAATGCGGGTCTAGCTTTTCCAGCAGAGGCAGCAGGTGTTCATTGCACCAGTCGGCTATCTCTAGGGCACGGTAGTGCTCCGGTACCGCGTTGAATTCGGCGCTGCCTTCAAAACGAATAACTGGGGCATCGACCATGCGCGCTTCGATCATGGCGCGGGAGAGGTAAGCACCGCCGCCTGCCTTGGGCACGCAGTAGTACTCCTCTAACGCATCTTCCCGAGTAGCCGTCTCGCGCAACAATTTGGCCTTCCAGGCATCTTCCTTTTCTTGGGACCAGGTCTTGCCTCCCACTTGGCAAATACGCTGGTATAGGCCTTGCTCGCAGGCGTCGTCTAACGTGATGCGATGTACCGAGTAACCTTTCTTGCCTGCACGACTGTCTTGGATTAGCTCATTGAAAACGTTCTCGACGCCGTTGTGGGTGCTGATCAGACGCACCTTCGCGCCCCACATGGTGAGAGCTAGCGCAGCCTTAAGCACTTCAGCGAGCTGATCATGGAAGGCGGCTTCGTCGATGGTGACGTTACCTTGGCGGCCACGCATGTTGCTGGGGCGTGAGCTAAGCGCCTGGATCTTGAAGCCGCTGGCAAAGTGGATATTGAAGGTGAGGATGTCTTTATCCTCATCCTGGTACAGCTCCTCCTGAATATGCGAGGCAGCGCGGTTGAACGCCTTTGCCCACATGGCGCAGGCATCGATAAATTCGATAGCCATGTCTTTGTTAGAGCCGACATAGAAGTGGTTGGTACCACCCGCAGCTTTGGCGCTGCTCGCGGTTAATACGGCATCGGCGGCTTCGCCCCAGGTTAAACCGGTGCGGCGGCTTTTCTCGGCAATCTTGAGGTCCGATTCGTCTTCGATCCAGGCCTTTTGGTAAGGCAGCAGAACGGATTCAGGCAATGCCGTACTCATCAGGCAATCCCCAGTATGTCGCGCTTGATGGAATCAATGGCTTCACGGCTCATGCCTTGGGTCGCCATGCTGGTTTCCGCTTTCTCGGCCGCTTCTTTCGCCACTTCCACGCGCAGCTCTTTTGCCCACTTCTTCTGGCTAAGCGAGACACGGCCAATATCGGCCAGGGCTTTGGTCACGCTGCTAAGGTGCTTGGCTGCCACGTCAGGTTCATGCTCAGCTTTACGCATCGCGATGGAGATACGCAGCAGCTGGTCTTGCACGATCCGTGCAGTAGCGTCGATCAAGTGGCCGCTTTCGTCTTCGCCTTCACTGGCCATCGCGCGGGCAAGCTCGGTAGTTTTACGCACATCGCCCATGGCCTCTTCGAACTCTTCCTGCAAGTCCTGGCCATAGCGGTGCACGGAGCTTTTCGAAACGTTATAACCGCGCTCGCTGAGCCAGCCAGCTAACGCTTCGTAGCCCTGAAAGCCACTGCTAACAAGCTTTTCGTTTAGCTCTTCGCGCACCTCTTGGGGTAGGTCAAAGACCTTATTGCGTGGCGGCATGGGGCAACCTCTCTCAAAGACCGGGGCGAGGTTTGGCAACACCAGGTACATGGGCCAGACCTTCGGCACAATCGGAGCCTCGGGCGGTCAGCGTGATCACCCAGCCAGCGCGGGGCTGCTGGGTAATCACTAGGCCTTGTTCTTCCAGCCAGGCCAGATCCCCATGGAGGCGGTCGCGGCTGATGTGATGCGCATAGGCACCTTTAAGCTCATCACTCAGGCTGTATTCGTTGGTGGTGAACTGGCTTCGCCGCGAGAGAATGCGCAAGATGCCAAGGCGGCGGCCCTCGGTTTCGAAGTCTTTTAAGCTCATTATCGGTTTCCTTTTTCCGTCAGCAGGTATTCGTGCAGGCGGTTCAGCAAGGCGTTACTGGCATTCATAGAGGCGGAAAGTTCTGCCACTCCTCGATTCATGGTGGCCATTTCGCTGCGCAGCTGGTCAATCTCGCTATAGCCAGGACGGTTCTCCAGCGTTTGCTCCAGCCGTGAGATATGTTTATCCACGTCATCCAGCCGCTCATTGACCTGTTTGATGGCCGTGCCGGTGGCGCGGTGCTTGTTCGTCCAGTACACATAGGCCGCAACTGCAGCCATGAACAGCGCCTGGCTGATATCAAACAGCACCTTGGCGGCATCCCAGTTGATCATGTTTACGGGCTCCTTTTGGGCGGTGCAGCGCCGCTCACACGCGTGGCGATGGCGTCCATAAAACCGGGTTTGCGGGGCACTCCAGCGGCGGCTTGTTTATCTTCGCTGCGCTTGGAAACGTTGATGCCGAGTACCGCCAGGGCGATACCCCACAGGCCGAGCAGTGCCGATAGAACGGCCCCCAGGGCACCGACCACCGACGCAAGTTCACCGGGATTACGAAATGCCACCACGCCCAGAATGACAGTGAAGCCGGTCATCTGGATAAACCAGGCAGCAGCCGTGAGGTAGCCGTAGGTAGGCCGCCAGCGGCGCACGTAGGCATCATTGCTTGCCGCTTCGGCGCGGATTGTCTGGTTGACCTCGGATAGCCTGGCGGTTTCCGCCTCTAGCACCATGCGGGTGATAGCCTGGTAGTGATCATTTTCAAACGCTTGAAGCTTGATGGCGGCGGTGGGAGCGCCGAGCGCCTGGGTGATGGCATTCGGGTTGGCATCGGTACCCAGCGCTTTGGCGATCATGCCGATGGCGGCCCCAGTTGCCGGGGTGCCGATCAGTGAGCCAAGCAGCGGCGCGGCGGTTGAGATGGTCTGGCTTAGCTTCTGGGTGTCGATTCTGTCGAGCAATGACATATCACCCGACCCAGCGGGCGGGGCCGCTTGTGCGTGTGTCTACGTGGGTGAAGGTGTTGTAGCGGCCTACGCTGGCGGTGGGGTGCTGGGCCTCTACGTAGTCGGCCACCACGTCAGGTGAAATGCCCTGAACACGGATATCAGCAGCTCGGCCAAACACATGCTGGCTATTAGTGGCACCGCCCACGCGGCGGTTATAGGTTGCACAGCGGCAGCCGCTATTGATAACAACAGGGGCGTCGAAGTGGGTGCGGATGTCCTCCAGCAGCATCAGGGTTTCAAGGTCGACGGTGTCGAAGCCGCAGCCACATTTGCAGGCAAATTCACGGCGGCTGAAATGAGTAGAAAGGTCGTCACGGGGCATGGCGAGAGAGCCTCATTGCGGGTGAGCGAAAGCACAGAGCAGTGAGGTTCAGGCTAGAGGGGATTGGCTAGGCGGCGGGAATCAAGCGGTTTAGGAGTTTGAAGGGCCAGAAAGCAAACAACCCGCCGAGGCGGGTTTGTTGTGTGATGACTCAAACGGCTATATGGCCGCTTTTACACGCTCAAGCTTATTATTTGTGGGGTCGAAGTACCAACGATTGGTGATGTCAGCAGGGGAATCGCAATAAATGAAATAGAAGCTATCGCCTGTAACGCGAGAAAAACCGGCTCCATCTTCAATCATGGATTCCATGTTGCAACTTTTTTTCTTACTCAGGTCGCTGATAGCTTCCGCAAACTGTTCTTGATGCAGATCAGCATCTTCAGAAAACGCTGCGATCTGATTGGCCTTCTCTTCTATGTCGGCGCTTGCGCCACAGCCCGCCAGCAGTGCGGCACTGATAATTGTGATCCCTGCGAGTATTTTCATGATTGCTCCCCTAATTATTATCGTTTTCTACGCGGTCAATGCCCTGGGCAGTGATGCGGTATTTGATGCCATCTTGCTTAATATCACCACGCTCTAACAGGTAGCCCAGCTCGAATTCCACTGGCGCACCCGCAGCGTTTTCTAAATCACGCCGCCACACAAAAGGCTCTTTAGGAGTGGAGCGGCGCTGCTGGTAAAGGTGAGTCAGCAGTACGCGGCGGATGGCTTGGCTTTGGTTGAGCTGCTGTGGGTTTAACGTTTCCATGAGGGCTCCTAACTTGGTTGAGGCTAGCTTAGCCGTTTGCTCTGTCGCCGAAAAGATCAGATTGCATCCGGGCGCGTGCGAGCTTGCGCTGCTCGCCGAGGATGCTATAGATCTGCGCTTCGGTCAGGTCGTAGTCCTCGACCAGTTGGGGGATGTTGTCGCCGGTGTGTCGCTCCCAGATTTCCCGATCCCGCAGGGCGCGGTCTAACTGACGCCCCTGGGGCACGTAAAGGCTACGGCCACCGGCGAACGAGCTAATCGCACGCACTGCGGCAAAGGCGCGGCTGCGGGCTACTTTCGGCTCATCACCGGCGCGAATGTGAGCGTTTTCGACAACGGTGAGCATGTCCGATAAACCTTGTGGCCACTTCTTTAGGATCTCGGGGTCGAGGTAGTCCAGCGCATCTTCGGGAATGCCGAAGCCTAGATCTAGGTTGTCCACCTTATGCGAGGTCATCGGGGTACCGTCCTTGACGCTTTGCGTCGATGATTAACGCTGTCATCAGGCGGTGTAGCTGGTCATCGTCTAACCAGTCCACCCGCTCAACGTCGAACATCCGCTTGGCCATGCTGTCGGCGTAGGCCCATGGGCGTTCTGCGTGGGTCAGCATCGCTTCAATCTTGCTCATCACGTTCTGGCGTGAGCGCGGTGGGCGCGGTGCCTTCCGGCCTGCACGCTTGGCGGGCTTGGGCTGGAAACCCAGGCGGCGAAACTCAAACATCACGCCGCCCACGGTCTTATTTGTGAGTTCTTTGGCACTGCTAACGCCCGCTGTGCGGGCGAGAATGGCGCGGTAATCCTCATCGCTTAGGCCAAGTTGCGCCTTGGCGATATGGATCTGGGCCAGCTTGCCTTTGCTGATCATGACGCCACCTCGCTAGTCACCAGTTCCAGGTCTGGGAAGTTCTTTTTCAGGTGGCTGATCAGCGTGCGCGGGCTGTTCCACGCTGGGCCGTATGCCACTGTTATAAGCTCCACCATCTTGTCGGCCTTTTTCTTGCCAAATACCCGCTTGAGCTTCGAATAATCTTTCAGCTTGTACAGGCGGCATTTGTGAGGACGAAAGAAACGCGCTTCGGGATGCTTGGGTGTTCCGTTCTCACCCGTTGAAAACCATTCCCCCTTGATATAACCGTCCACGTAGGTCTCAATGACCAGCCGTTCACCCTTGCCCAAACGTTTGTAAAAAGACACTTCATAGCCGTCAGCCAAGATCGTTGCACTGGCGAAGACGCCCGAGAGCTGCTGTTCTAACTGCTTCCATTTATTCATGACGCCACCTCACCGATCTGGGCGTGGCGGCTGCCGTTCACGCCTTGGTGGAAGCTAACTTTCTTGCCATCCTGGTAGCCTTGGTGAATAGCACTGTGGTCATGACTGCGCATGCCTTTGGTGTTATCGCGAGGCTTCAGGGTTTCCAGGTCATTCCAACGCTTGGCTTTGTAGGCTTCCACGATGGCATTTTCGGCCTCGGTGCGCTGATGGCGCGTTACCTGTTTGGATACGGCGTTGAGCCATGCTTGCGCGTAGAGATCACCACGGCGCACCTTGGTGGCGCGTTTCAGGCGTTTATTTAGAGTGGCCAAGTAAGCGGTGCGGTCGCGCTTTAGCTGGCGTCCTAGTACTTCAAATGCATAGCCTGCGACTTCGGCAGCACTGTTTAAGCCGTAGAACTCCACATTGAGCGACCATCGCTCACCGTCGTAAACCTGCTGGTAAACCGTCTCAGCGCCGAAGGCATTGGCGACCATAGCGCCCAGCATGGTGACGTATGCGGGTGGCGTTTTACCCGCGCCTGTTTTAGCGGTGTGGCTGTCCACATCGCTAATGGCGACGTCGTCTGTAGTGAAACCGTGCTTTGCCATTAGCTTTTGCGCCTGGCGCAATGCGGCGGCGGCTTCATTGGCATTGCTCGACTTGGCAAGCCGTAGGCACTTTTTGATTTTGTCTAACGCTTTGCTATCCATTTCTCTCCCCTTGGCTGCTCATCAGTGCTGGGCCACCACGCCCAGCAGACGCCCCAGCGGGGCGTTTCGCTTAGTGGATGGTTGTTTGGGTCTTACCCCTGACTTCCTCTAGCGCCTCTTTAATGGCTAGCATTCCCAGCAGCGCTAATTGACCTGCCTGTTTAAGCTGTGGCGATTCGGCTTTTTCGCCGTTGAAGCCTGCAGAGATCGTGAAGCCGCCGCTGCCGTTGGGCTCAATCGTGATCATGGCCTTGGTGCTGGTTTTGGTTTGTTCGCTCATGCGGCACCTCGGTTTGCGCGGTGGGTGATGTGGTAGCGGTACTGGATGCCCGCCGCTGTGTCGGAGTCACGCAGGTAGTCGTTCACCACGTTGACCCTTGGGCCGTACACTTGGCGCGCTACGTTTAGGGCTGCTGCACGGTGGGTAGTGCCAGTTGCACGTTGGCCGCGCAGGGTGGCAACAAAGCCACCCATGGCAGGGCTCACGCGGATGGATGACGCATTCAGTACGGTGCTCATTGGGTCACCTCATCGATCATGTTCTCGCTAGCCCAACGCCAAGCGCTGTGCTTCCAGCCGCGCGGCGGCGGGTTTTGTTTGAGCCACTGCTTGGCTTGCGCGGCACTGATGCCACGCTCTTGGAGTTGGTAGAAATAGGCGCACTTGCTGGGCATGGTTAAACTCCCGCGATATCTAGGCTGATGGGCTGGTATTGGTCAGTACTGCCGACGCGCTCATAGATGCGGATGTACGATTTCGAGCCGGTGACCTGAACGGCATCGCTGATAGCGTCCATAGCTTTCAGCCAGCGCTTGTCCTGGATGTTCAGGCGACGTAGGCCCAGCACTTGGCCGGTGCGGATGTTGCCCGCTGTGTCGACGCGGAAGGCGTCTTGAACGATGGTGGCCACCTCGGGGCGGGCGTCGGTTGTCCAGTCGCGCAGGCAGTCTTCGATAAGCCCTTTGGCCGCTTGGAGGCGTTCATCAAAGGTGATGGTTTCGGAGATGGCGCGCTGCACCTTGTACTTGCCACAGAAGCTGACCAGCTGCACGTTGCCTTTTTTACCGCCGATCTGAACGTCGTACTCTTGGGCGGAGGTCTCAACCAGCGCGGCGATCTCGCTAAACACATCGCTCTTAAAGTCACGGAGCTGGTCGCGCAGCTCAGTGGCACGGTCAACAATCGAGAGCACTAGCTCATCGCGCAGCTTGTCGATTTCCTTGATCTGCTCTTCGGGAATTAGGCGGCCTTTAGCATCCATGCGGAAGCCTTCGGGTACTTGCTGGGTGCTGGTAGCTGGGGTGTTCATATTCAGGCTCCTTTACGCGCTTGGCGACGTTCAAAGTTGGCCGTCTGGCGGCTCATACCACGGTTGTGGCGGTGATGGCGTAACGGCTCAACGAATGCGCCATTGCGCTGGCGGATAGCTTTGTTGTTGCCTATCTCCAGTAAAAATTCTTCCCAAACGGCGTACTCGCCGGGTAGCTCGAACGGCTCCTCGTCAGGCTCTGGCACTGTGGCTAAGCCGGTATCCCAGGCGTGCCAGATTTTCAGCACAACGGCGTGCTGTGCGGGTAGCAGTGGCTCTGGCTCCAGGGCTAACCGCTCAATCACAACGGGATTGGCGAGGTACTGCACCAGGTTGAAACCGTGGCGTGCGATGCGCAGATTGATGAAACGGTCGGCGTAGTACTCAAGTACCTCGTTGCTGTAGGTCTTCATGATTGATCCCCTTGGCTGTCGACCGCTTTCAGCAGCTCCGATAGGCGCTTAGGCGCGTTGACTTTCTCTGCGGTTTTATTGTGTTGTTGTTTTTTGCCGTTGCTGGTCACATGCGCCTGGCGGGCGGCCATGCGTTTATGTTCAGCAAGCACGTCATCGGTAGAACGCTCACGCAGTGGGGCGGCGGCGGTACGGTTTGCGGGCTGTTTGGCACCGCTACGTGCCTGCTCTTCGCGCTGCTTTTCCACTTCACCGGCATGGCGATCGGCGCAGTTGGCCACCACTTCATAGAGGTAGCCGTGGCCAGTGAGCGGCAGGTTGCTGGGCGGGCGCTCTAGCAGTTGATCCAACGCCATGACCCAGACCTTTAGCGGGGCTTGGCGGGTGATGCCTTTGCGTTCGATCACTTCACTGGTGATGACGTCTTTCAGCTCGCCCAGCAGGCGGGCGCTTTTGGCGCTGGCCAGGGCGCGCGATTTGGGCCGGAACATGCCGAGGTAGCGGATAACGCGAGAGCTGAGCAGTGCGGGCATTTCCAGCGCAGCGGCTAGCGCCTGGTTGTGTTCGCCCTGGGTGACGAAGGCGGACATATCGCCGCTCATACCGCATTCGGGGCAGGTAGCTTTAAGGGTCATTGCTTGCCTCCCTCGACTTGGTTTAGGGCCGCTTGAAGCTCACGCTGCATCTCACGAGCTTTTTCGACGGTCATGTGCAGCTCGACCTTTGTTTTTACGGTGACGCCTTCAATATGTAGGGCAATGCAGTCATAGCCCGGCTCAGGGTCTGGCAGTGGCGTTGCATAGACGCGGTACAGTTGGGCGTCATCATCCAGCACAGGAAAGCCTTCTGGCTGGGGTGGATGCAGATTGACAATCTTGCTCATTGCTCTTCTCCCAGGCGCTCGGGGTTGTGCGGGCATGACTGGCAGTGCCGCCATAGGCGCATGGCCATCGGGTTGTGGGTCGGTGCCGGGCGAGAACGGTAGTCGCGGCACTGCTCAACGCTGATGGTGCGTTGCTGCGCTGGGCATTGAAGACCGTCCAGCGCTTCAAGCACCCGCTTTTCAATGCTGGCGGTAGAGGGGCTGGGGTAGCGGTTCGCCAGTGCCAAAGAGACCGCACTACGTGATACACCGATACGCTCACCGGCCATCTTTCTGTTGGTGGCGCGCACTTCATTGGCCAGCAGCGAGATCCAGCGCGGCGGCTCTGCGCCCCAGTTTGAAATATCCACGGCGCGGGTGCGGCGGATGCTTTTGTCCAAGGGCATGCTCATGGCTCACCCCCTTCGGTCTTGGTCACACGGCTGTACACCACTTCACCGGTGTTGGGGTCATACAGCTGTTTAGTGCGGCGGATCTGTGGGGCCATGGGGCCAGTCCAGCGGCTGGGGACTAGCTGGAAGCGAGCTGGTACGCCAGGCTTTCCTTCTCTAATGGTGGTGACATATTCGGCGCGGCTTAGCATGGTTAGGTATTCGTCAGCGGCAGCACGGGAAACCGGCGTCACTGCCGTGCTGGCGGCATCGGCCAGCTCTTGGCCGGTGCAGGTGCCAATGATTTTGAGTGTGCGCCATAGCTGCTCGCGCCCTGGCGGTGGTGGCAGCGTGCCATCCCGTCGTACGCGGGGCGCTTCAACACCTACATCACGCCTGAGCACATAAATAGCGGTGGTGGCAGGCAGTGCTTCTGGGTTTTTACGCACCAAAAACTCACCAGCAATGAGCGCCCGCAGGTAGTCGCTGATACGGCTCTCTGTCATGTCGGGCTGCCGCTTGAGTGCAATACGCAGGCCCTGCATGGTGATCAGGCCGTCTTCTAAGTGCTGGTGACGAATGGCGTCCCAGATGCGCTGGCGGGGCGTGACATCGCCCGCCAGGGTGGATAAGGATTGCTTACGCTTTGCGCTGTTTTTTGACGGCATGGCTTAACCCCTCCGCGCCGGTGGTTGACCGGTGTGGATCTCACGGTCGCCCCATTCCCGCAGACCCACCATCGTCCAGCCGTTGGCGGTGGCTTCGTTGTGGATCTGGTAGAGGTTCACCGCCACACGGCGCAGGCAGCCTTTTACCCGGTCGTTCACCGCTTCCAGCAGGTCGTCATCAATTTCGATGTTGGGATAGCTTTTATCCGCTAAGGTGCGCACGTCATCTAGGCTGGCGGCTTGCGCGGGTACCCACTCAAGCACGCGGTTATGCAGGCGTTCTAGGCGGCGGCTCATGGCCGCTGGCACTTGCTCTTCACCGATCAGGATGATTGTGCCTTGGCTAGCTTCATACAGGTCGGTGATGATGTTGGCGGCGCTTTTCTCAATGATGTATTGCACGTCGTCAATGATCATCGGGCGGCCTGATCGAGAAAGCTGCTCGGCTACTTGGTCAAGCATGTCGTTGAGGGTTTTCATCGGCGCGATGCCCATTTCACGCAGCATGGCAATCACAAAGGCTTTCTTGGTGAAGCTTTCGCGGCACTGGATGTAATAGGCGCGGTGCAAGTTGGCGGCATAAGCGGCTGCCAGGCTTTTGCCATAGCCACTCGGGCCGTACATCACCACCAGCCCAGGCAGTTCAGGCGGGCGGTGGGCAGCGCTGGCAACGGCTGCCGTTAACAGGCCTACATTGGTGAGTGGTACAATCGCGTTGACGCTCATAGTATTTCCTTACTCGTGGTGAGTGTTCTGGGCTAAGTGGTTACTTGGCCCAGGGATTCCGGACGGGTGGCCGCCCGTCCGTTTCCATCGCTTCAGCGACGGCTTTTAATGCGGGGTTATTGCTGTAAGTGGTGTGCCACTTGTGCGCATCCTCTGGCACCGCTTCGCCGTTTTTCAGCTTCGTATCGAGCTTGTTCCACTCCCGCCAGCGTGAGACTGGGTCGTGGGGGATCTGGAAACGCTGGGTATCCGCTTCCAGTTGCTTGAGTTGGCTCATGGCGTTGGCGATCTTGCGTTCTTGCTGCACGGGATCGACGGCAGGGGCGGGTTCTATGACGCGGATCTCGACGTCCTTGCCGGTGACCACTTTGGCTTTTTGGGTGATGCGGCTGATCTGCCCCTTCTGGCGTTTCTCTCGGCCTTTTTGCACTTCGGCCACGGGCATGGCGGAGGTGGCATTGCCATTCAGGATGGCCTCACCAATGATCTCGCCTTCCAGGGTGAACACGCCCACTTGGCCTACATCGCGGTAATCCCAGCCCACGCGCACTTCTTCGCCGTGGAAGTCGACCAGCTCAGGCAGGAAGTAGATGCCTGAATTAACACGGACTTCACCACGGTGGGTTTTACGAACCAACTGTGGGCGCATCAGCGAGGCGACGACATCAGCAGGGGCCGTGAGCGCTTCAAAGCCTTCCGCTTCAGCACTTTTCCAGGCTTCCATGGGGCTTTGGTGGCGTAGCTTGCCGCTGTCTAAATCGCGTACCTTGGGCAGCCCACGGTGTGGGCGGAAGTTGTAGGTATCTAACGCCTCGTTTAGGCGGTCATAAAACTCTTGAAACGTAGGCAACTGAGCAGGCTTTAAACCTTGCTTAATATCGCGGCGGCTTAACTTGTGGGCTTTGGTAGCGGCTTCTTTATCCATGTCCGCGCCGATATAGCTGTCCATGGTTTTAGCTAGCTTTACCAAGATGGTTTGGTGAGCGCGTTCAATGACGCCGCGTGCCTGGGAGTTATAAGGCAGCGAGTGCTTCATCTGCCCGCCTAAGCGGTCAACCACTTCACGAATGGTGTCGTTGGCAAAGCCGGAGCCGTTATCAACATAAAAGGTGCCAAACATACCGGCACGGCTAACCGAGTAGCGCAGTGCATCCAGCGTGGCGAGAGTCGATTCCGCTAAGTTCAAAGCAAAACCGACGATCCGGCGCGTTGCCCAGTCGATAATCAGCGTGGCCTCTGGCCGGAACGCCTGACCGGTTTCAGGGTTGATCACTTCGGCGTCAAACGTATGGCCATCCGCCACCCATATGTCGTTGGGCCATAGTTCGTTAGCAGTGCGGCGTACAAAGGCTTTCAGTGACTTGCTTTCATGGGCACCCATGCGGCCACGTTCCCGTGCTTCCGGCGACAGCTTCGCCAGCCAGCGGCGCACCTGGTGTATAGAGGGGTGTGGGGGTTCAGTCTGTTCGACCAGCAACTGGTAAGCCGCTTCAACCGACGGTTTCTGTGGCCGCTGGTAGCGCTTGAGAAAATCCCCCGCCCAGGCGGGCATGCTCATATCTGCTGCGCGGCGTTTGGGGGCAAGGCCTCGCTCACCGTACTTTTTAAAATCACTGATCCAGCGCTTTAAGGTGCGCTCGCTGAGGGTGCGGGTTTCGGTTTTACGGTCGTTGGCCGACACCACACGCTCATTAAGATAATCCGTTAGACCACCGACCTTGGCATGTTCGACTAACGTTTCGATAGCACGCTGTTGGCTGACCATTTTGCTCATGCGCTCGACCTCACGGACGAACGCCACGCGGGCGGTCATCACCTGTCGCTGTGCATCGGTAAGTTGTAGCTGGCCTGGGCGCTGTTCTTCCTGCTGGGGCACTACGGTGCTGGCAGGCGTGGGCGCGGCGTTATCGGTCTGGGCCAACAGCAAGGCGTTCTGGGTTTCGGTGGGTAGAACCGAGAAAGCGTATTCAATCGCTTTACTGCCCAGGCGTTGCTGGCCTTCCCAGCCATGGCGCTTGGCATATTCACGCACATTACGTTCTGTGCCGGGGAGCCCTGGTAGCCCGGCCAGTTCTTTGGCGGAGTACCAGTTCATTTATCTTCTCCCATCAGCTTTTTAAGTCGACGTAGATCCGCATTGACGCGTTCTTGAACACGCGAGAGCTTTCCGTATTCGGCTGCCAAAGCCTCACGCCCATACGCCACTCGGCCACCCCTCAAATGCACTAGCCAGTCGGTAAAGGCGTGGCTTTGGCACACTTCTTCTAAAAGCGGAATACGGTAGAAAGGGATGTTGTGATCGCTACGTGCTGGTGAACTCCAGGCGTCGAGCATGTGCTTTGAAACGTCGTCACCGGATAGGCGGCTCATCTGTGCGGCCACTTCATAGCGGTCAACGGGGCAGTCCTTCAGCACAGTGCCGACTAGCTCGCTGACCTGGGCGGCATAGTTCCCGCTACCCGGCATGGGAACAACTGGCACCGGCACTTCGAAGATGTCTAGCGTTAAGTCATCTTTGACGCGCTTCATGGCTATGCTCCCTGCGCCATTTGACGATGCGCTCTAACGTTAGAAACGCTATCCTTTACACGCATTGTGTTATTTCGCTTCTCAGCGCGGTTAGGCCGTTCTCGGCACGGGGTGCCGTCATGGTTCCAGCGCTCTGGCCAAATAGCTTGGGGTTTGAAGCCAAGCTTTTTGGCGATAGCGCGTTCCATGCGAGGGTAAGGCGTGTACTTCACAAGCTGTACCGCGTTGCCGGTGACGCCTAGCTCATCGCTTAACTTGCGCAAGCTAGAACCCTGGCTGCGGAGTTGGTATTTCAGCCACTCCCAGCGCTGGATTGGATTGATAGGAATTTCGTTGTTCAT